TGCATCTTTCCTATTTCGTCGCCATTGACAAGTAAGCTAGCTATCTGAGTAATTGATATGTTTTTCATAGTGTAATCCTTTCAAGAGTGGCAACCATGATCGGTTGCATGATCTATATTGCACAACCCGTGCCAGAGTTTGTTCTAATGATATCAGATAGTTAGGTGATGTCTGGCATGGCCAAGCATTAGACAGGTTAACCAGCAAAACACCAATGATTACGGCAGATACATGTATAAGGTACGGTGTTTACTAACCGTGTATAGGTTCTGGCAGTGTCAATTCCTTAGACAGGTATACCCGATAGGTTGACTTCTTCTATATATAGCCTTACCCTACCCGGTAGAAACGATAGACACGCCATAGCACGCCTGAAGCGCTTTAAAACCCTATATAAATAGGGGCTGTAGCTCTATGCGTTCGTTTGAGACTATAAACATAGGGGTTTTTGTGTCCAAAACAATTAAGAATAGAATAGTCGAAACCAGACTAGTCGATATAGATTCACTTCATGCCTTTCAAGGTGATACCAAAGACCTATCACTAGACAACTTCGAGAAGCTAAGACGTGTATTAATAACCGATGGTTTTTCCTTCTCATGCCATGCGTGGAATAATGAAGGTAAGGACTGGATTATTGACGGTCACCAAAGACTGGCTGTCTTAAAGATACTGAGGGATGAAGGTTATAAGATACCAAAGATCAGTTGTACTTTTATAAGTGCAAAGAATAATCGAGAGGCAAAGAAACTAGTGCTAGCGGCTATCAGTCAGTACGGGAAGCTGAATAGGTTTGGTTTTGAAAAGTTTGTTGGTGCTGACAAATTTGATTTTACTGACTATGACTTCCCAGATTTTACCTGGACCGAAGAACAAGAGACAAAACCAACTACCGATAGCCAGGAGCTAGACAAAAATGACTTTGAAACGTTCGACCACGTCTGTCCAAAGTGCAATTTCGAATTCAGTAGTAAGAAATAGCATAGTCCCATGGTCAGGACCATGGCGGTTGTCTGAACTAGGCAAAGTAAAGGGTAATGGTAGGACCGTCTTTAGTTGCTTCCATGGCGGTGGTGGCTCTTCTATGGGTTATAAGCTGTCTGGTTTTGATGTTATCGGTGGAGTTGAGATCGATCCAAAGATGAGTCAACTATATAAACTAAACTTTAAACCAAAGCACCATTACCTCATGAGTGTAGGAGCATTCAACCTCATACCTAACAAAGAATTACCCAAAGAACTATTCGACCTGGATGTTTTAGATGGCTCTCCACCGTGCTCTAGCTTCTCGATATCTGGCCATAGATCAAAGCTATGGGGTAAGAGTAGAAAGTTTACTGAGGGACAACAAGATCAGGTCTTAGACGATTTATTTTTCGACTTCATTGGCACTGCAAAGAAACTAAAACCTAAAGTTGTTGTTGCTGAGAACGTTCCAGGTCTTATTCAGGGTAATGCCAGGGGTTACGTTAAGGCTATATTTAAAGGGTTTAATGATATCGGGTATGAGTGCCAACTATTCCTTATCAACGCCGCTGTAATGGGCGTGCCTCAGAAACGAATTAGAACTATATTCGTTGCCAAGCGTAGGGATTTAAAACTACCAGCACTAAAAATAGCCACGTATAAAGAACCAGAAATAAGTGTTAACACTATAGGTAGAGGCCCGTCTATGACTGCAATGACTCCATTGACTCCATATATAAGAAGTCTTTGGCATTGGGCCTACAACAACAATGAAAAATGCCTAGGTAAAGCCGCTGAAGCACTTACTGGTAAACGTAAAGCATTCAATTACATTCGTCTTAGAGGTAATGAGCCGAGTGCTACTATCACTGGGCATAGTGAATGCACCTTACACTGGAGCGAGCCTAGGGCACTAACAGACTATGAACTAGCAGCGATAAGCACCTTCCCTATCGACTACAATTACAACGGGCACATCAAACCCGGCTACGTGATGGGTATGGCCGTTCCACCTTATATGATGAATCGGATATCAACAGAAATTTTCAAACAATGGTTTAAGGAGTAATAGCTATGGCTGGTAAAGGAGCTCCTTGGAGTAGCACTAATCAACCTACAAAAAATCAAAGAGCAGGTGGATACCCTAAAGACCTATACGATGCTAGGAAGCTTACTAAGGCAAGGCTAGAAGGCCTATTAAACAAGCACCTATGGTATACTAAAGATGAAGCAAAGAGCGTTGTGGTTGACCCAGAAACTCCAATGCTAGAAATTTTAATAGCCTCGATAGTCAATAAGGCTATCGTTCAAGGTGATGAAAAAAGACTCAACTTTATCTTGGATAGACTCATTGGCAAACCTGAGGTTGAGGTAAAGATAAACGACTACATGGAGAAGCTTAAGAAGCTAACCGACAAAGAAATGATAGATGCTGGTGCAAAGGCTATTAAGTTTTTGGAAGATAAGGGTAAGAAGAAATGATCAAAGACCTGGTAGAATTAAGAGCGGCTGGCGATGACGATTTAAATTTCATTAGGCACTCTTGGTTGCGATCTCTAAGATCTTCCGGCTGGGAACATAGGAACATTAAAGCGGACTACTTCTTTAAAGGTCATGGCAAACTTATGGCACGTTGCTTAGATAGATCATATTGTATGCTGGCTACTCCAAACGGTATGGGAAATATTATTGTAGGCTATATCGTATGGGAACCGGGTGCGGATAAAACCCTCATTCATTACATTTATACTAAGCAGGACTACCGGAACATGGGACTAGCTTCATACCTTATCGATACGATCAAAGGTGACAAGGAATTAATAGCTACTGCTAGGGGTTCACGGTTCAGAGAGCTCACTTACAACCCGTACTTACTTATTGAGGGAAACAAAGATGGCGAAGAAAGCAACAATGAAAAAGATAGTACCAGCACCGAAACCAGTACCAAAGACGACTAAGGTACAGGACGTAGCACTAGCTAACGCTGTAAAGGTAGGGGTTCATCAACTAATGTACATGTCAGCACCTACATATGAGATGGAGCTACAAGGGAACGTGATATCCTTCAGGCATAAAAGTTGGGGACCAGACGATAAGACAGTTTACTCAACCCTATTCAATGTAATTTTCTGGAGAGAGTAGAATGAGTGATACTGAATTAAAGCTATTGCTGAAGGCTATAATTGTTGAGCTCAGAGAAATGAATCACACTTTAGAACTGGTAAGGCGGGGGATAGGGTAAGAACATGAATAGGCCAGTATTTAATAAGTTTTCCGAAGGTGATCCAGTAGAGGACTATAATAGGCGAATGAGGGAATGGTTGGTGTATCTTGAAGCCAGGGATAGGCGTTGCACTATTCTGGAACATAGAATGAATGAAGAGAACTATGCTAAGGCCCTTCATAGTACCCGAGAAAAAAACTATGAGCTCTCCAGGTCTATGAAGGTTCTCAGAAGCCAGATAAAGACTATGTTTAAAGAGGGAAACAATGCCAACTAAAAGAAACGTTTGCCAGTCTTGTAGGACTCATACCATCGTAAGAAAGGTTGCATTCAAAGGAACCTATGGAGAAGAACCTTCCTATGCTTGGCTTTGTTCTGTTTGTGTAGACGTGATACGAGATAACGAGGAGCCACAACCTGGAAATCAAAACTGAAGAACAGGCCATGGCTATTATGCGGCACCTAAACCAGAAGAGGGAACAAGAGGATATCATATTTGGTGATGAATCTTTCCCCAAGCAACTGGATTTTGTTTATGACGACTCCAGTCTAGGTGCAGCTCTTTGCAACAGAAGGGCTGGAAAGTCCTATAGTGCAGGCCTGAAGCTCTTTAGGAAAGGTTTTGAATACCCAGGGTCAACCGTATTGTATCTGGCTCTGACAAGAGACTCTGCAAAACGAATAATGTGGAAGGACGTGCTCAAAGATATAGCAAAAAAATATAATATCGATGTGACAATGAATAATACAAACCTAGAAATGACTTTACCTAATGACTCGGTGATTAAGATAGCTGGTGCGGATGCCTCAATTAAAGAGCGTGAAAAATTCCTAGGCGGAAAGTACCCGTATGTAGTAGTCGATGAAGCTGGTTCCTTTGCTAACGAGCTCTCTGACCTTATCTATGAGTACCTAGAACCAGCAGTAAGTGATTTTGATGGAACGATAGACCTAATAGGAACCCCTACTGTCTTCTGGCAAGGATTTTTTTGTAAGGTTACTGAGGGTAGGGAACCAGGATGGAGTGTTCATCAATGGAGCACTAGTGATAATCCTTTCATGGCTGAGAACTGGGCAAAGAAACTAGCACAACTAAAGGCTAGAAACCCTAGGGTAGAAGAGACACCGGGTTATAAAAGAATGTATCTGGGGCTTTGGGTAAGAGATCAGGACAACCTTATCTATAAGTACCAACCCCACAACTTAATAAATTTCCTTCCTGAGGAGGGCGAACTAGATGGTCAGGTCCTAGGCATTGACTTGGGCTTTGATGACGCTAGCGCCTACACTCTTTGCCAGTATTACTTTCATGATCCGATTCTTTACATTGCAAAGACCTTTAAGAAGGCCAAGCAAATAGTTGATGACGTAGTGGCTACGATGAAAGATTTTATCGAAACTCATGAAATACATACTATCGTGATAGATAATGCCAGCAAACAGGTTGTAGAGACTCTTAAGGCCCGTTTCTCTCTCTATGATGTGGTTATCTATGCGGCTGAGAAGCGGGACAAGATCGAATTCATAGGGATCATGAACAGTGATTTTATCATGGGCAGGATAAGACTACTAAAATCTGAGACAGTTGATTATGTTGAAGAACTAGAAAACCTAATCAAAGATCCTAATAAGCTGAAAATCACGGAGCACCCGAGCTGTGATAACCATATCTGTGACAGTGCCTTATACGCTTGGAGACATGCTAGAAACTATAGAGCGGAACCAGAAGTGCCTAAGATATCCGAAGAGGATGAGCAGGAGCTCCTTCTTGAATATAATCTAGATAGAGAAGTTAACGAGGATGAGGAGTTCTACGATGAAGTGTTTAGACCGTGAAGGAGTTCTAGGATGGTAGAGGATCAAGTTTTGAAAGATTTTGAAGCGGCTCTGGTTATAGCGAAAAAACATAATGTTGAATCGTTCACGCTCAACAGTGAGGGTGCAATGATTGTTAAAATGCGAGAAGACCCCATAGAGATTCCAGAGTCGGCCTATGTTCCCGAAAGTGATACCATGATGACAGAACAACAATTCAATGAAGGCGAAGATTATCTTATAACAAATCCCACTACAATGAGGTGATGCTATGTCAGATGTAATCAAGGAATACATGTATAAATCTGGTTCTGACGATCAGGACCAAATAAAGAAGTGGTGGACCGGCGACAAGAAAAGAATGTTCGAATCTATCTGGCCCTTGGTTAATTCTATCAGACAGTCTCAGAGTATCCGCCATACCTCGAATATCAAATTCTACAATCTATATTCCAACCAATCCCTAAACAACCTAACAGCAGCTTCTTACTCCTATGGCAACTCCATGGGATCTTACTTTGGTGAGTCCGCCCGATTGACTTACAACGTGGTCAAGTCATGCATTGATACTGCTCGCTCCAAAATAGCCAAAGAGAAGCCACGGCCTTTCTTCCTTACCGAAGACGGCAACTGGCTATTGCAGCAAAAGGCAAAGAAGCTGAACAACTTTATCTTGGGGCTCTTCGATCAGATGGGGCAGGGTGGGTTAGTCAGAGAGAGCCTTTACGATATTGGTAATGAAGTTTTTCTTGATGCTTGTATCTCGGGAACGGGAACGGCCAAGATGTTTATCAAAGATGGCAAGGTAGTGTGCGAGCGCTTTATTTCTGACGAATTAATTGTGGATCAGTTTGAGGGGATATACCGCACTCCAAGATCCTGTCACCAAGTAAAGTACATCGATAGAGAAGTGCTTAGAGGTCTTTACCCAGAGGCAAAATATCAGCAGGTCATCGATGCCGCGACTGCCGCACAGACTGGTAATCAGTCGGATACCCAAGACATGATCCCAGTGGTCGAGTCATATCATCTACCCTCTAAAGATGGTGGCTCTGATGGTCTTAGAGTAGTGACAATCCAGACTTGCACTCTTGAGGCGAAACCATGGAAGAAGAACTATTTCCCGTTCTTAATTCAAAGGTGGTCGTTGCGTCCGGTAGGTTTCTACGGAATAGGTCTAGCCGAAGAGCTCCAAGGCATTCAGAGAGAGATCAACTACACCTTGGCCAATATCCAAATTGGTCTAAGGCGAATTGCTGTCCCACGGGTTTATGCCCATATTGCTGATCATAATCCCAAAAAGAAAATGACAAACGAGATAGGGGAGATGTACTACTACAAGGAAAAGCCCCCAACATTTAACACAGCCTCCGCCTTTAATCCTGAGACTTACAACCATGTCGATCGGCTCTTCAATAAAGCTTTCGAAATAACTGGTATCAGTCAGCTCTCGGCTAACTCTTCTAAGCCTGCTGGCCTTAACTCCGGTGTAGCTCTGAGAAACTATCAAGACATAGAGTCTGAGCGGTTCTCAAGTGTTCACCAGATGTATGAAAATTTCTTTGTACCACAAGCCACGATGATGGCTTTAGACTTCTTAGATGAGCTTTTAGAGCAGGGCATAGATACCACTGTCGTCATGAAAGACAGTATGACAATGCAACCTGTAAAATACTCTGAGGTAAAGATCGATCGAGACAACTTTTCTGTGAAGCCCTACCCAACTAATTTCTTGCCGTCCGAGCCTGCAGGGAAGTTTGCCCAGGTCCAAGAGGGAATAGAGGCTGGTATGTTCTCCCAAGATGAGGCACGAGAGCTCCTAGACTTCCCAGATATTTCGAAAATGAACAGAGTCAAGTTGGCCAAAAGAAATGCGTGTCAGGGCTATGTTGAGAAGCTAATCGAGACTGCAAAGTATATGCCTATTGAGCCCTACCAAGATATCGAGCTTACCAAAGAATTGGCTCAAGCTTATTACCTCGAAGGTCGTACCCAAGGAATGCCAGAGAATCGTCTAAAGCTTCTACGTCGTGTTCTTCAAGAGATCCAGACCAAGCAAGATGCAATGGCAGCGGCAGCCATGGAACAGCAAGCGAGGGAACAACAAGCGATGATGCCACCGCCTCAAGAAATGGCGCCAGCTCCACAACTAGCACCCGTAGGCGCTCCTCCTCCCGAGGAACCTTTATTAGCAAACGAACAATTATTTTGAGGGTAAATTATGGAAACAGAAGCAGCAGCACCAGAATCAGCAGCAGAAGTATCACCCGATCACTCGAGTGAGGGACAAGTTGACGCAGCACCGGCAACTGCTGAAGCTCCTGAGGTTAAGGCAGAGCCGGAACAAAAAGAGATCGACCTTGCTGAAAAGTTTAACCAAGTCACTGCCAGGGAAAAGGAGCTACGAGAAAGTGAAGAAAAAATTAAGTTCGAGAGAGAGACGCATAGCACATCTTCGGGAGAGCTCGAAGCTGCTCAAAAGCTCATTAGAGACTTTAAAGACAATCCCCTCGAAGGTCTTAAGGCTATGGGAGTTGATTTTAAAGACATTGCAGAAATGGTTCTTAACGATGAAAGGCCAACCCCAGAGCACCGAGTCAAAAAACTTGAAGATCAAATCCAAAAGCGGGACGATGACGCCAAGGCAAAAACGGAGGCAGACGCACAAGCCAAGAGTGAAGCAGACCAGAAATATGCCTCCTCCGAGCAAGAAAGGCACATCAACGAAGCCAAGGAAAACATAAGAACTGAGGTAGATGGTAATGAGGACAAGTACGAATTTATACGATCTCAGGATGCCTATGACCTCGTATTTGAAGTGGCATCAGAAGTCTACGCTGAGACTAAGACTCTTCTCACTTGGGCGGAGGCTGCTACCAAAGTCGAGGAACAACTCTGGAATGATCACGCTAAGCTTACCGGCACGAAAAAATTCAAGGCGAAGTATCAAGAGGTGCCTCAGAAGGTTTCTTTTGATGAGGAGCGAGATATCGAGGCAAACTATTATGGTCGCCAGCACATCCAAGATCTCTACGGTAGATCCTTAAATAATCAAATGTCGGCTGAAAGCTCCAAAGCTCCTGAGAAGACAGATTACAGGAGCGATGAAGAGTCTAAAGAGTATCTAGCTGCGAAGCTTCGAAAGATGATGGAAGCGTAAAATCTTGACCGTCCATAAGGCATGGGGCATAATAGCAGCGGTGATACTGCTAAAGCCCCACTCCGAAACCTGAGGGCTATTACCTTCTTCGATATCTGCTGGCGAGCGCCAAAGCCAAATCAAAAAAACTAATCAAAATTTAATATATTGGAGATTGATATGGCTTCCGGCGCAGATCTAGCAGCATATAATGACGTCCTGAAAGAGCACTATACCCGAGACAGGGTAATCGATATGACGTACCGAAATAATCCCTTGTACGCCATAATTCCCAAATATATGAAGTTTGGCGGGAAGCTCCTTCCTGTCCCGATCCTCTATGGCAACCCACAAGGGCGTAGTAAGAATTTCCAGAAGGCTCAGACCCGAGGAGAAGCTACCAGTTCACAATTCAAATCCTTTCTACTCACCCGAGTGAAAGATTATTCCATAGCGACAATCGATAACGAAACCATGCAAGCTTCCAAGGGAGATCCAAACAGTTTCCTCGAAGCAGCGACCACAGAGATTGATGGTTCTATCAACTCTTTGACTCGTTCCCTAGCAATCAACATGTACCGAGATTCATCCTCTCAGCTTGGCCAAGTATCGGCAGAGCCTGTTGTTTCCGGTGGTAGTCCATTTACTTTAGTTGTGGCTAATGCTGGTGACATTTCCAACTTTGAAGTTGGCCAGATTCTAGTAATTTGGTCAGCTAAGACTGCTGGTACTCAGCGTACTTCAGATGGTTCTCAAAACACTTTCGAGGTTCTAGGCGTTAACCGAAAGACTTCAGATCCTACTCTAACCCTACAGGGTGATTATGATGTTTCTGGTACCATCGCTGCTGGTGACTATCTCTTCGTAGACGGTGACCGTGGAATCGGTATCTCAGGCCTAGAGGATTGGTGCCCAAGTGTTGATCCTACACCGGGAGAGTCCTACTTTGGCGTAGACCGTACTTCTGACGTAACCAGATTGGCTGGTAACAGGTTGGACGGTACTAATGGTCCGATCGAAGAAGTGCTTACCGAGGCCGATGCCATAGTAGCTGCCAACGGGGGCTTTGCACTCGATCATTTCTTCCTTTCACACAACACTTTCAAGAACCTCAAGAATGCTTTGGGCTCCAAGGTCCAGTACATTGACGTAGGTGTCACTCCACGAGTGTCATTTAGAGGTGTCCAAGTTGACGGAACCCGTGGACCGATCAAAGTGATTCCTGATCATAACTGCCCTGATAACAGGGTGTTCGGGTTACAGCTTGAGTATCAGAAATTTTACTCTCTTGGCGATCCGGTACAGATCATCTCTCCCGATGGTCTCCAAATGCTTAGACAGGCATCAGATGACGGTGCGGAAGTTCGACATGGCTCATATAGCCAGTACGGCGTAAGGGCACCAGGTTCTATGATCAACATCCAGCTTTAAAATACCCAGTGCCTACCCAATTCTTGAAATAGGGTAGGCACTGGACCTTTACTACCAAATACATTCCTTTTTTGGAGAAAGAAAATGGCGAATAGAAATT